TACTTTCACATATGAATGGATTAGAAAGGAGACTTCAGACCCTGGCAGTACATATGTAAGATTTGGTGCCCCAGATGGAGTGAATTATACTATTCAGTATAGTGACATTGGTTACACTCTTAGAGCAAGAACCAGGTGGGATGATGCATATGATTACCATAAAGCTGTTCCTGCCGTACCAACCACGATTGAAGTTATTTCAGAACCACTAGCACTGGTATCAAAAGGAACTCTTAATGGCGTTGGTCAATCAGGAACAGTCCTAACACAAACTGCAGCAGTATTCAGTGGTGGTGTTCCCCCATTCACTTATAGATATGAGTGGGTCAGAAGAGTGACTGGTGGAACAGGATTCTTCGAGTTTGGTGCTCCAGATGGTCTTCAGTATATTATTAGATCCTCCGACATTGGATATGATATTAGAGGAAGAACGGAAATATTTGATTCTCTAGGAAATATGTTTAGTAGTAGTTCTACTGTTCCTGCAGATGTCAGCGTAACATCCTAACTCCTACATAAGGTAGGTATAATATTATTATGGCGGATACTAAGTATCTTGGGAATCCAAACCTGAAGAAGGCGAACGTTGCTGTCAACTTCACCTTGGATCAGGTGAAGGAGTATGTTAGATGTAAAGAAGACCCAATCTATTTTGCCAGGAACTACATTAAGATTGTTTCCCTGGACCATGGTCTTGTGCCATTTAAGTTGTATGATTTCCAGGAAGACTTAGTTAGAAGTTTCCATGAGAAAAGATTTACTATCTGTAAGATGCCCCGACAGACGGGTAAGTCTACAACCTGTGTGGCGTTTCTTCTCCACTACTTAGTATTCAATGATAATGTCAACGTCGGTATCCTAGCAAACAAAGCAGCAACTGCTAGGGAGATTCTAGGACGACTACAGATTGCATATGAGAATCTACCATCGTGGATGCAACATGGTATTGTATCTTGGAACAAAGGTTCAGTGGAGTTGGAGAATGGCAGTAAGATATTGGCAGCTTCTACGTCTGCAAGTGCTGTCCGAGGTATGTCTTTTAATATCATCTTCCTCGACGAATTTGCGTTCGTTCAAAACAATATTGCAGAGCAGTTCTTTGCCTCTGTTTATCCTACTATTACTTCTGGTAAATCAACGAAAGTAATCATCGTCTCCACGCCACATGGTATGAATCACTTCTACCGAATGTGGCATGATGCTGAGAGGGGTATAAACGAGTATAATCCAATTGAAGTTCACTGGTCTCAGGTGCCGGGAAGGGACTCCAAGTGGAAAGAACAAACTATTAAGAACACCTCTGCCGAACAGTTCAAGGTTGAGTTTGAGTGTGAGTTCATTGGTTCTGTTGACACTTTGATTGCTCCATCTGTTCTCAGGGCGATGGAGTACAGGGAACCGATTAGGAAACAGAAGAGTTTAGATATATTTTACGAACCAGAAAAAGATAATATCTATGTAATCACTGTAGACGTTGCCAGGGGGGTTGGAAAGGATTACTCTGCCTTTGTAGTGTTTGATGTCACAAAGTTCCCCTACAGGGTTGTGGCAAAGTATAGGGACAACGAAATCAAACCAATGGTATTCCCCAGTATCATTGAAAGAGTGGCGAAGTCATATAATAGAGCATGGTGTCTTATTGAGGTCAATGATATTGGTGACCAGGTTGCCTCTATTCTAAACTATGATTTGGAGTATCCCAATCTCATGATGTGTGCTATGAGGGGTAGAGCTGGACAACAACTAGGTGCTGGTTTCAGTGGATCCAAGACTCAGTTGGGTGTGAAGATGAGTGTTGCCACTAAGAAACTTGGATGCTCCAATCTCAAGACTCTGGTAGAAGAATCTAAACTAATCTTTGAAGACTACAATATTGTTCAGGAACTAACTACCTTCATTCAGAAGAACAATTCATTCCAAGCAGAAGAAGGTTGTAATGATGACCTGGCTATGTGTTTGGTCATTTTCTCTTGGGTGGTAGCTCAGGATTACTTCAAAGAGATGACTGATAATGATGTGAGGAAGGAAATATACAATGAAAAGGAAAACCAGATTGAACAGGATATGTCACCATTCGGTTTCTTCTCTGATGGTACTGAAGAGGGTACTTTTGTAGACAGGAGTGGAGACGTGTGGCACACTGATGAATATGGGGATATGAGCCATATGTGGGAGTATTTGTAGTCTAAAATGTAGTTTTCTATAAATATTTCTAGATTAATTTCGGACTTTCAAAAGGGAGAACCAAAAGATGCCAGTAAACTTAGCATCGCCCGGAATTGTCGTAAGTGAGGTGGACCTTACCCTAGGTAATGTACAGACTTCTACGGACAAAACCGGCGCAATTGTTGCCTCTTTCGCAAGAGGACCTGTTGATAAGCCAACCCTAATCGCAAGCGAGAATGAACTTCTCGATGTCTTCGGACAACCCTCATCCACTGATAGACAGTATGAAGGATGGCTCACCATTTCTTCCTATTTGTCATATGGTGGTATCATGCAGGTTGTTCGTTCTGACAACGAAGAGCTCAAGAATAGCTTTGTAGGTACGGCAAGCAGCATTAAAATTAAAAGCTTAGAGGATTATAATGATCTAGGTTATGATGAGAACCAGATTCCTGGTGTCACAGTAGCATCCAGAAACCCAGGATCCTGGGCAAATGGTATTAAGGTGGCATTTATTGATGGAAAAGCTGACCAGTACGTTAGTTCAGTAGGACTTGGCACTAGTGCCACTAATGTTATTAGTATTGGACAAGGTGTTACTCAATCTATCAGCAAAGTCGCTGCTGGTGCAGGAACTACACAATTAGTACAAGGAAACCTTAAGGGTATTATTACTGGAGTAAACACCTCCACTGATCAACTAGAAGTTAAAGTCCTTTCCTTCACTCCCTCAGCCGGTTCAAATGCAGGTGTAGAATTTGATGTTGATTATCAACAGGGTGGCACTTGGTCGTTTGTGACTGGTCTCTTCCAGGTATATTCCAGTGTAGGTCTAGTGACCTCAGTGGTAGCTGGTGGGGCATCAGATTGGTTCGATGATCAAACTATCGCCGTTCAGGGTGGTAGGACAAAAGTTAATTGGAACTCCCTAGCCAACAGACCAACTACAACCGAATTCGCAAGAACTAGAAACGCTCGTTTCGATGAATTCCATATTGTCATTTTTGATGACACAGGTGATGTTACTGGTAACGCCGGTACTATCCTAGAGAAGAACCTTGGAATGTCTAAGGGTACAGATGCTGAGTTTTCAGCTGGAACTCCTTCTTACTGGAGAAAGTATCTAGCTAACACTTCTTCTTATCTCTTTGGTGGATCATCCCCAGTTGGTGTTGTTACAACTTCCTTTGAGCCCGATAACGGTAATGGTTTCGTTCCCGAAACTGGTGGTGAGTGGGATCAACAGACCCGTAATAAGAACTTCTATTCCTGTGGTAACCTAGCGGTAACTATGGAGGGTGGTAAGAACTATGACGGTGGAGTTGATATCGATTCAATCGGTGCGTTACGAGTAGACGTTGGTGATATCGCAGCAGGTTACGATAACTTTGAGTCTGATGACGAGACTGATGTTGATTTCCTAATTATGGGATCAGCAGCCTATAACGAACCAGAGGCACAGTCACTAGCGAATAAGATTATCGCTATCGCAGAAACACGTAAGGACGCTATGGCGTTCATTTCACCTTACAGAGGTTCTCAGATTACTGATTCTGGATCAGGTGCTCAGGTTACTATCAACTCTAACCAGATTACTGATAACCTAATCAGTTTCTACTCAACTGTATCTTCTTCCAGTTATGCTGTATTGGATACTGGTTATAAGTACATGTATGATAGGTTTGCAGACAAGTTCAGATATGTTCCTATGAACGGAGACATCGCTGGATGTTGTGCAAGAACTGATCAGGTAGCTTTCCCCTGGTTCTCACCAGCAGGAACTACTAGAGGAGCAATCCTCAATGGTGTAAGACTAGCTTACAATCCAACACAACAACAGAGAGATCGTCTCTACTCCGCTAGAATCAATCCTGTCATCTTCGCTAATGATGTTGGTGGTATTGTTCTCTTCGGTGATAAGACAGCCCTATCAGCCTCCTCCGCTTTTGATAGAATCAACGTCCGTCGTTTGTTTATCTACGTAGAAGATGCTGTTAGTTCAGCCGCCAAGGATCAACTCTTTGAATTCAATGATGAAGTTACTAGAACTAACTTCGTTAATATCGTTGAACCATTCCTTAGGGATGTTCAGTCTAAGAGGGGTATTACAGACTTCATTGTGGTATGTGACGAAACCAATAACACACCTGCTGTTATTGATAGAAATGAGTTCGTTGCAGATATCTTCCTCAAACCAACACGTTCCATTAACTTCATCGGTCTAACGTTCGTTGCTACCCGCACCGGCGTGAGTTTCGAAGAGGTTGTTGGTACTGTTTAATTCACTTCTACCTAAACAAATTTTCAAGGAGCAACCCTAAATGGCAAGCACAAGAACTCAGGTAGAGTCCCCAGTATTGAGGACGCTGAGTGACTTCAAAGCCAAAATGACTGGTGGCGGTGCCCGCCCCAATCTATTTGAAGTCGTTCTTCAGTTCCCAATCTCAGCACCTACCGATACCGATACACTACAGAAAACACGTTTCTTAGTTAAGGCAGCTGCACTCCCCGCTTCAAACATTGGTCCCATCGAAGTTCCCTTCCGCGGTCGTGTTTTGAAACTAGCAGGTGACAGAACCTTCGATACCTGGACCATCACAGTTCTAAACGACACGGATTTCTCAATCCGTTCAGCGTTCGAGAAGTGGATGAACTCCATGAACCGTATGGAAGACGCAACTGGTACTCAGGATCCAGCTTTCTATCAGTCAGACGCATATGTCTATCAGTTAGACAGAGATGGTTCAACTCTACGTACCTATCGTTTCCACGACGTATTCCCAAATAACCTATCTTCTATGGATCTCAACTATGAGTCCACAGACCAAATCCACGAATTTACAGTGGAGATGCAGGTTCAGTGGTGGGAAGCAATCAGAGGAACCGGACGTAACGCCGGTGGTGAAGATATCTTCTAAAACTAGTTCAGTACAAGAGACCTCCTCAAAAAGGGGGGTCTTTTTTTATGCGCTAAATATATTCACGGGTCGTACCCATACATGCTATTATAGGAAGAAAAGATACTCGTTATGGGAAGGTTATTCGGTTTCTCAATTGAAGAAGATGACATCCAACGCCCTGGATCGATAAGTCCAGTTCCCGAAAACAACCAGGATGGTGTAGATTATTATGCCTCTGGTGGTGCGTTTGGTTCTTCTTACGTTGATATTGAAGGTGTATTTAGAACAGAGTATGATCTGATTCGTAGATACAGAGAAATGGCACTCTACCCCGAAGTAGATTGTGCGGTAGAAGATATTGTCAACGAAGCAATTGTAAGTGATCTATATGAATCTCCAGTTCAGATTGAACTTAGTAATGTAGAAGCTAGTGAGAAAGTAAAGAATATTATCCGTGATGAGTTCAAATACATCAAAGAGATGTTGGACTTTGATAAGAGAGCACACGAGATTTTCCGTAACTGGTATATTGATGGTCGTATGCACTATCTAAAGGTCATCGACTTTGAGAGACCCCAA